TCATCTAAATTCATCTCCTTCAAATGTATTATTAACAACAGAGCATTTTTCACTTTCAATTTGTGCTTTCTTTAATTTTTCAATACGTTCTTCACATTTTGAAAAATATAATCCTAATAAAGTAAATACTATAACTGAAATAATTAAAAGTACTAACATTCTGTTGTTCTCTTCATTAGTTCCTCTCATAATTCAACTCCTTTCTACAAAAAATTACATATAAAGGATATAATATCCTTTATATAAATTTCAATATTTATGATTACTTTTTACATTTTATTAACATAAACCACTAATTAATCCAAATATAACATTTATTAAATGTTCTTTTGTTCTAGTATTTTTCTCTAATAAATAAAATTATTAATTCAAATTCCCAGTTTTGTTCAAAATTCGACCAGTTTTACACTCTATATTGTAATATTTTTCATAATTATTTATTATTATCCTATAAAACAAATATATGAAAATTAGGGGGAATAATTATGAAAAAAGTTTTTTTATCCAAATTAACAATTTTAGCAGTAACAGGTACTATTTGTACAAGCATATTTGCACCATCTGTAACTGCATTTGCGTCTGAAAAAAATTCAGTTCCTATAGTTCAAAACGTAACAGTGCCAACATCAGAAAAAACAGTTGATGAGATATTAGATTACATAAACTTGAACAAAGAGCAACTTAATAAAGATTTTTATTCAACTCATAAACAAGAACGTGGTGTTGTTACAATAACAACTAAAGTGGCTAAGAAACTATTAATAAAGTATAAAACTAAGATAATTTCATTATTAAAAAAATTACCTTATGGAAGTAAATTGGCTGGATACTTTTCAAAATATTTTGATAAACTTTGTTCTTTTTTAGATAGAGTATCAGGTGGAGCAGAAAAAGCAATTTATGATTTCTTTAGATCTGTAGGTTTTTCTCATTTCTGGGCTGATTTATTAGCAGATGGCATAATGACAGTATTAGGTTGGTTAATTTAATGGATTCTAACCTTCTAAAAAAACAAGAAATTTATTTTTATATAATGACCAACATATATTTACTATTTAATATTTATTATTTAATAAATTCAAATAAGTTAATAATTAAAATAATACTATTCTTATTAGCTTTTTTAACAATACTTAGAATAAAACGTAAAACTAATAAATATATCGATTATATAGAAAAGTATTATTATAAAATATCAGATAAAAAAATATATATGATATTCACTTATGGAATTTCAACAGTAATATTTATTTTTAAAATTCTAATAGTAAAATTAATTTCTATTATTTAAGTAAAATAATTAATATTATTAAAAAGAGAGCTAGATTAACTCTAACTCTCTTTTATATATTTAAGAACAAAATTTAGTGTTTTAATTTAATAAACTAGGTAATATCCATACATCTGTAGCTTTATCAACTATTTGATTACCAACTATTTGTTTATTTTTAATAGCATTTATTTGATCTTTATTTAAAGTAAAACTTATAACTTTACTCTCGCTCCCATCATCCATATCTGCTACTGCCCAATATTGAATTTCATCAAAAGAATCTCCACCTTGATTTAAAATTATGTCTTCTACATTATATCCATTTTGACTTATAGTAGTTTTATTGCTATAGCTTGGAGATATTTTAGCTTTTATAATTAATGTATTATCATTAGTATTGAATTCAACTAGTTCTCCAAATTTTAATTTATATGTTTTATTTGATTGACTTTCTGAAGTATTAGTTTTTTCAGATTGGTATTTATCATTATTAGAACTACTACAACCAATAAACGCAAAACTAATTAATAATAAAATTGATAGCATAAATATTAATCTTTTCTTCATAAAAACTCCTCCTTTGAAAAACGAATTACATTTAAAGGATACATTACCACAAAAGTAACAATCAATACTTTAAATGTTAATAAATATAAAATATTTTATTATTTATTAACTAGAAGGAATATTATTTAGAGTTCTGAATAAACTAATTAAGGTTGTATAGTTAAATAACTAAGCGTTGATAAAGGTGTTTAAAATCACTTACGCTTTTATACTTATTTAAACTAAAAAGGAGAGTTAGAAATTAATCTAACTCTCCTTTTCGTGTCTAAAATAAGTAAATTAATGTATAAAATTCTCTTTTATTATACCATTTTATTGAATTATTTCAATATATTTTTCACTTACATACCCTCTTTTTCTTTCATTTCTAGCATTATATTCTATATAGTACCAACCTTCTACTTTTTCTAATATATCTACCTTTTCATTAGGCTCTAAACTTCCTATATTAGAATAATTAGTTCCTGGACCTTTTCTTACAGTTAGGGAGGTTCTAACATTTACTACTTTTCCTTTTTTATAAAATCTTTCTTTTTGTTCTCCTTCGTAACGCACGTAACCATCGCTTGGATTACCGTCAGCACGATAAAATGTTACGCGTAGCCACCCATTAGTTCTATACATTGGTGAAGCTTTGTAATTAGGCAATAATATTTCATCTGGCTCTTTTTCACTTACATCATCACTATTCCACCAAACATAAGTATCCCCATTGTCGTTATGATATCCAAAGTGATAATCAAATGATACTCTATTATAGTTTTCAATGTCTATATAAGCATGATACATTTTGCCACTAGCTGGATAGACTACCTCTATAAATTTAAGTGAGGGATATATTCCTAACACAAAAATTCTATCCAAACTATCTATGTATCTATCAGGTATTGGTTGACAGTTCTTATTTAAAACGGCTATTCTTCCTTTTCCAACTATAGTTGCATTTGTTCTTGTTTCTGAACTCTCATAAAATCCCTCTAATGATACTGAAGGTTGTTCAGTTTGATTTGTAGTATTATCAGAAGATATATCTTTGTTGCAAATGCCCTCAGCGATTAACTCTCCAATTAATTTAGGTCCTTTGGATTTATATATCGCTACATCAGTTGTAGCCTCACAGAAACAAACTTCTACAATCACTGCAGGCATAGAAGTATTTCTTAATTCATATAATTTAGAATTTGTTTTTACTCCTCTATTTTTTAAACCTGTGCCATTAGCAATTGAATTAACTATTCTTCTAGCATAAACCTCAGCTTTTCCACCAGTACCATAAATCCATGTTCCAGTTCCTAAAGCTCCATTATAACTATCGTAAGCTTTATCAAAGTGAATTGAGATAAATAAATCTGCTCCCCACTCTTCTGCTTTATTAACTCCATATCTTAAATCCGTTATTTGATCACAATTACCAGGAGTAACATCTAAAACTTGATGTCCTTCTTGTCTTAAACATTCTATAACACTATCTTTTACCTTTCTATCTTCACTTGTTTCACCTATTAATGCTGCTGCTCCTGTAGCTTGAAAATTATGGCCACCTCTAACTGCTATTTTCATATTAATCATCCTTTCTTTATATACTGACATTTATTTCATATAATTTAAGGCAATAAAAAAGGATTATAATTAACCCAATCTTATCGCCTAAATATCATTTTAAAAATTTGTTATGATAAGTTCATTAAACTTTCTTCTTCCACTTTCAGATTTTGATATAGAATAATTAACTTGTACCTCTTCTATATTAAAATCTTTATACCACTCCCTTACTTTTGGATGGTCATTTATTGTTAATATGAACTTACCTTTTAAATTCTTTAATTTTTCTAATAATATTAAATGCTCTTTTTCACCAAACTCTGCTTCATAACCTGCAGTTTCAAAATATGGTGGATCTGCGAAAAATACTGTATGTTCTCTATCATATTTTTCTATTATCTTTTCAAACGAAAGATTTTCTACATAGGTATTAGATAATCTTTCTCTAATTTCTTTTAATCTACTCTTGAAAATTTCTTGTGTTGGTTTTCTACTTGTACTATATCCATAGTTTCCACCCTTACTAGCAAAACTAAAATTTATTAGATAAAGAAACCTAATAGCTCTCTGTATTTCGGTTAAACTTTCAACAGTATAGTTTTTATATTCTTCAAAAATATCTCGTCCTGAAAACTCATATTCTAGTAACCTTTCTATTTCTGGTGAATGATATTTTATCATTTTAAATAGATTAATTAACTCCTTGTCTACGTCATTTATAACTTCTACCCTAGATGGACTTTTAGCAAAATAAACCCACCCTGCACCAAAAAAATAATTCTACATAGCAAGTATGGGGTGGTAATTTCTCTATTATAGTCTTTCTTAACTTTGATTTTCCTCCCATTCTCGAAATTGGTGGTTTAATCATTAATGATTTTTCTTTCATAATACGTCATCTCTTTTCAAAGAATTTTTATAAAAAAAGACAACAAAAAAGAAACTTCTTTAGAGCTTCCTAATTCATTGCCTTATTTATATTATTTATTTAGTTTATTTTTTATTTCTATAACATCCCTCTTTATTTCTTCTACATCCTCTTTAACTTCTTTATTTATCCCTGTTTGCTCCGCTAGTTTGTTTATAGTTTCTTGATACTTTTCTTCTCTCTGTTTACTATCTTTTCTCGTATCTAAAAAAAGAAATATAAACATAACTGCAAATATTCCTTGCGATGCTAATAACTCGATAAATTTTTGCTCCATATTTATTCTCCCCTTGTTTCTTCTACCGGAATGTCATTTGTTTTAGGATTAAGCATACCACTCAACTCCATAAATTGCTTTGCTGTTAAATCTCCTGTCATCTTAAAGAGTATTAAATTTTCTTTCATCTCCTCCTTGTTATAGTTTCCTGATTCGATTTGAAATTTACATAATTCGTATGCCATTTTTACATCTTCCTTTCTTTTTTTATTTTTATTTTAAATTATTTTTTATTGCTGCTTCTGCAAATTTTCTCTTTGTATCCACCAATCCTGGTACTAATAAATTATTAATAACATCCCATATGTTATTAATTTCTTTAGCCATGTTTTGAACTACAGAACCTATATTACTTGGTACTTTAAAATCTAAAGTTCCTGGTAAACTATTCTCTATAGAAAAATAAGTTTTATCCTGGAACGTATCTAAATCTATATCTATACAATTTTCTACAATCTCAGTTACTGGTGTAGCTCTTGCGAAGTATATTGTTGTTGTATTAGCTTTTAGCCATGCTTTTAATCCTTCTATATCTTGTGTAGATAGCTTAGATTTAAGTATTTTTATATAGATACCATATTGAGTAACTGCCAACCCTTCACTATCCATATTCTGAAATGCTACATTAAATTGTTTTTTAAAAAAATTATTATTAATGTTTTTGTTTATATCTATTGTTTTATTGACTGTTAAAGCAAAAACTTTATATTTTCCTGTACCACTCTTTTCATCTTGCTCTGTAGTATCTCTCATAGTTTCATCACCAGTAAATGTATAAGTATCTATATTCCTAGTTATTTTTACTTGGCCATTATCTTCGTACATAATATCTTCTCCAAAATCAAAACCAGGTAATGGAGCTGATATTAAAATATCTTTTTTATCTTCTTTATAAGGTTCAAATATTGTTCCAGTTCCCTCTTCAATCATTACAAAATCTATATCTTCATTTGTAAATAATTCTGCTACTTGACTATCGTACTTTTTCCAAATATATAATTTTTGTTGTTTTGAGTTATCAAAAGTAAACGTAAATTTTCCATTAGTTGATTGCCCTAAAAAAGTATCTGCATCTTTAAATTCAGCAATTTTAACTAATTGATTTTTAGTATTAGTTACAGTATATTGAACGCCATTTTTTAATATATTATTTAAGTTAAATCCATTTATTGTTGAATAATTTTTAAGTGGTTTTAATATATTTTTACCACAACTTAAAATACTAATTTTATATTTATCTCCTTCTTGCTCTGCTTCTCCAAAGCTTTTAATACCTTCAAAATAAGTTGGCACTTCTTTGTTTCGCCAATCGCCTTTTAGGATAATTAACTTTGTTTTCTTTGCTTCTTCTAATATTATATTTGAACATTTTATACTTATCGATTTAAAGTTATTATCAAATTCCTTGTTTAACGTTCTAACTTTTAGCTTATCTTCCGTAAAAGATGTGTCTACACTAGGATTGTTAACGCTCCATGTAGCACCTTTGGGAAGATATGTAACGTAAAAACTATACGTTTCTCCATTTTCTAACCCTAAGTAATCTATCGGTATTCTGTAGCCTGTAGAAATTAAAACAGGAGTATTAGTACGAGCATAATTAAGTAGGGTTAATCCTTTAACTTTTAAATTCTCTGTTCGCCCTTCTAAAGTATTATCACACCTTATAGAATTACCTTCATATTCGATAGATTGATTTTCTTTTAGAGTATTTTGTAATTGAGTTACATCTAATCTTAATTGTGGAATATTTTGACTCCCATCAAGTCCATCTATAAACTCTTTAGCTTTAGTAATTGAGCTTTCTAATTCAGTTTTCTTTGTAGCTGCTTCAGGAATTTTTTCATTCAAAGATGTATTTAATGGATCTGCTAGTTTTATATTTTCAGCTAAATTAGTATTTAAAGTTTCTGCTAAATTGATATTATTCTCCAATGATCCATTAAATTCAGTTCCTTCAGTTATCAACTCTTTAAAAATCTTATCTCTTTCTTTTTCAGCTTCTTGCCTTTTTTCTTCTTCTAATTTTATCTTTTCAAAAGTATCGAATTCATTTGTACTTTCTATAGCTTCATCACTTCCAAGTTTTTCATCTACTCTAATGATAAAATTAGCTGTACTTATTGTTCCTTCTGAATCTTTTAATTCCAATTCAAAATAAACAAGTCCAACTGCTTGAAGTGCCGAGTTTTTTAAATCAATAGTTAACTCTCCATTGGTTGAATTAGTTATATCGATTCCTTCAGTTTGCTCTACTTTAGTTTTATCAGGCTTTTTACAAAAAAGTTTTATATTCTGATTATTTAAACTTTTTATTGTACTATTTTCAGTTACTGTTATATTAAAAATGACACTATCTAATTGTTTTACAACCCCAACTGGACTATAATCACTTTCAATAGTGTCTAATACTAAATCTATATATTTTTTTGCCATACTATCTCACCTCTTCCGGTTTATATAAAATAGATTCTCTTTCTTTTGTTATAGGTTCGTCAGGAATTTCATTTAATGGTAATGGAACCGTCATTTTTCTCATAAAATTATTAGTTTTAGATTCTCTCTCAAAATTCTTTCTTCTTGCTTCTAGTTTATATTTAAATCTAATAGGTCTTTTGGATTCTACAATAAAATAAGTTGGCTCTTTTATATCTACTCTATAATCACCAAAATCTTTTTTATCTATGTAGACATTATAAGGTAATTTAGTATTTAAACACTCTTGTATAATTTCATCTATTTCTACTTTACATATAAACTTCCCATTAACTTCTTTTGTTTCAAGATACGTATCTATTCCTGTATCAGTTAGCAATGAATTTATATCTTCATTAGAATAGAATGGTACACTTCCATATTTAGTTTGTTGAATACAATTTTTATTTCCTACAACAGATAAATCTCCTCTTACATATACCCTTGATGAGTATATGTCAAAATCTTCTCTTGTAACATTAAAATGAAATTCTCCACTAGCTGGATTTACAAACTGTAAATTAGTGCCTTGTATAGAAGTAAAGCCTCTTCCATCCCCTCTCACTCCCCCAAAAATTCTTGAGCCAACATCTTTAGTATATTTATTAAGCCACAAGTTAGATCCATTCAAATCAACATCTTCAAAAATACTTATAGGAACAGGATATGCTATTCCATATTTATCAAATACAACATAACTTAAATAATCACCTAAAGCATTTGTTTTTGGATAGCTTATCGTTAAAAACGCTCCTATTTTATGTGTCATTCCCATTATGTCATCATTAGTTCGCTTATCTCTTAAAGCCTCTATAGAACCATTTATTTTCCCTTCCTCTAAAAAACTATAAATGTGAGTTCCATTATTATTTAATCTTACAGATAATTTATTATTATTTAATTGAGAAAATCCATTTTCATCTAAAATCGTACCAGCTACAGCAATAGCACTTCCTTCTGTTAACCCTTTATTTACAGTATTGATTATTGAGTTAGGAGTTAGTTTTTCAAAAACTTTACTATAACTAGACTTTTTTTCAATATAAGGAATTGGTTTTGTGCCTTTTACAACCATAACTTCAGTCCATCCACAATAACCAATTCCATTATTATAAATTATCTCTATAAATGCAGTTTTAGCAGTAACCGGAGCTTTAAATACGAAAAATTTTTCAATAAAAGCATTTGAACTACTTTGCCAACTTTCTAGAGTTAACTCTTCGTCAAATTGCCCTTCATGTTCAAAATCATTGGCATTTGGGATAGAGTTTGAAAATTTTATTTTTATTGTGAGTGTTAAGTTAGGATCACTAAAAAATAGTCCTGATAGTTGATAATCTTTAGACGCTTCTACTTCAAATCTATTACTCCATGAAGAACTTCCACTATTAGGTGAATTTATATTTATATAATTTAGACTTCTATCATGATAATAATAATTTTCTACAACAGTTCTAGTTCCTCCTATATTCCACCCATATATATTTGCAGTTTCATAAGCACCATTAACTATTAAATTCCCTTGTGCAACATTAGTAACCTCTTCTGTAATAGCATTACTTGTTGCCTCAATTTTAGTGTTAGTTCTTTCTTCTAATCCATGTATATCCTTATCAACTCTATCAACTTGAACAGTAAATTTTCCAGCTAATAAATCTAATTTAGCATTTAATTCAGATGAATTCTTTGAAACTTCATCTGAATTAGTTGAATAAGGTAATAATAGAGTTCCTTGTTGCAACGCTATTTCTCTTATATCAATTATTTTTTCTTTCGGTTGAAAACTTGAATTTAAATATGCACCTATTAAAATATTACCAACTGAATCAAATGTATTTAAAAATCTAAGAACACAAAGATATTCATTTCTTCCATTAACACTTTGAATTACTTCGCAATTATTTAAATTTATTTCTCCAATATCAATTATTTCGCCAGTATTTTTTTTAAATTTAATCTTTATATCAATTTCTTTATAAACTATAGCTTTAAAATGTAATATATATTTTTTATCATTTACAATATTAAATTCACTTGTTACTAAAGCTGAGTAATTATTCGTTATATTAGAAGGAGCTATAAGTCTTATATATTTATTATTAGTACGGCTCTTTACAGATTCCATTTTCATCAAACTCATAAAGTCCGCCTCCTATGTTTAAAGTTTCATTTTTGGCTATTGTTCCATCAGATTTAAAATAAACCCACTCTTCAAAATCACCAACATTCCTTCTATGCCACCATTTGCTTTTAAGTTTATATTCAGTATTTAAATTGGATATTGAATAATTATCTTTAGTTGAAGTTATAACAAAAGTTCCATTTGTCCCAGTATCGTACATAGATACTTCTTCCCATTGTAAACATCCTAATGCGGGAACTCTATCCACATGATTTATATCCATTGTTGTTATTAGCCCATATTTAGGCTTAATTTCATCGATAAACATTTCAGAAGTTGAACCACCAGCTCCATGATGACCAACTTTCAAAACATCAACTTTCCCAAATTCTCCTGAACAATATTTTTCGCTTGTAATAGTCATATCGCCTGCAAGCAAAAATTTATTACTATAATGTGTGTAAAGCACCCCTAAACTTCGAGTATTATACTCATCATATTCTTCTATTGATGTATTAATTAAACGTAATTCGCCGTTATTGCTAATTTTTATTAAGTCTAATATTTTAACTTCTCTATGTTTTATTCCTTTATTTAAAAATACTTCAAGCATTTTCTCATGAGCTGCACTAGTTCCCCAACCTTCAGGTTCAATTTTATCTACTATATTCCAATCAGCCTCTCTATAAATAGCCTCTTTTATGGAGAATTCATTTGCAATTTCTTCAATTGCACCTATATGATCTGTGTGTGCATGAGTTGCTATAAATAAATCTATTGAATCAAATACACCGTTAGCTTTTAAATATTCAATTACAATATTTGCAGTTGACTTATATCCACAGTCTATAAGAATATTTTTATCATTTTCTTGAACCAATATTGCATCTGCTTGTTTAGTTGTATTTATTATATGGATTTTAAGTTCTGTATCACTTGTTACAAAAGATATAGAACCATTTAAAGCCTGCCATTCGCTATCGTTATGAGGAAGTGTATTGTTTAATAAATTTATATTGAAGTTTTCATTAACCTCTTCTTCATTTAGTACTTTTTTTGAATTTATATTTAATTTAGTTACATCCAAATATACTCTACCAAAACTATCGACTCTTAAAGTGCTTTTACCATTTCCATCTATAACTTCTAAATTTCTAGCTTCTATAAACTGTCCTTTTAATTTTCCTACTGTTGCTTTATCCATGTCTAAATCTCTAATTATAGCATGGCCTATTGCTGCTTCTTCAAAAATCTCAGCCGAATCACTTATTTTAAAAGTAACAGCTTTAATTTGAGGTGAAAATAATGTTGTTTTACCATAAGTGTTCTTTGCACGTACTCTATAATACCAAGTTTCAGATGGTTTAACTTCATGTAAAAACGAACTTGCTTTACCTTCAAAAATTCTATTATCGCTAGTTGGATTAAAGTCTTTTATCTTACTTGCAAAAAGTTCATATGTGTAATAATCTTTATTGCTGTATGTCCAATCCAATATCACACTACTATATAAAGCCTTTGCTTTTAATATTGGTACATCAGGCAACGTATCTGGATATATCGTATCAATATTAGGTTTATCATTTTCTATTTGATTAACTTTATCTTTAATATCTCCAATTTCACTTTCAAAATCGGAATCAACCAAACCAACTTGTACACTTCCAAGGGTTATAAGGATATCTTCAGTTTCTTCAAGCTCTAGTATTCTAGCTTCTAAAATTAATCCTTCTTCTTCATCAATTATTATTACACTATCGCCTTTTTGACATTTATAATGTTCAAAACCTTCTAAAGTATTTAAATATTCCAAAGTTACTTTGTATGTAAATTTAGGGTTTTTAACTTCTTGTAACTTATCAAGAGTTTTATTTAGCAATTCTCTTTTATCTGATATGTTGTCATCCGAAAAAATTCCTTCTAATCTTCCATACTTAGAGATACTTTCAAGGTCCTCAACATATCTTTTGCCATTATTTACTTCGGCAAAGTCTAACTTTCTACTAAATCCACCATTATCAGTTTCTAATGATTTCCCTCTACCATATAAAACATTAAAATGATCACCTACTGGACTTTTTTCAATTGACTTTAAATTCGTATCAAAAGTAAATCTTAACCCAGTATCTTCACCTAATCTATGTTTAAAATCTATATATTTATTAGTAATTCGCCCTGTAGCATTATCAATTTCAATCCTTATATCAAATTCAGCTTTAAAAGTATCAAGAATATCATTAAAAGCTTTTAATCTTGAAATAAAATAGAAATTTATATTTCTTAATTCAAATTCTTCAGTAACTCCAACTTGATAGTCCATACCCTCGAGAGCTTTTTGAGCTGCTTCTCTTAGTGTTCCATTGACTACTCTTTTATCTTCTATTATGAAGTTTCCTAATGAATTAAAATCACTAATACATTCAATATCAATTTTATTTTCATCAAGTGATATTGTATCGTTGAAATCATAAATTAAAAAAAGTTGGAACTTTCTATCCTTGAAGAATCCAACTTTATTATTTTTCTTAATATTCTTTTTTTTACTAGTATTAAAACTTAAAGAATCGCTTGAATTAACTTTCGTAATATGTTTAAAATCTGAATAATCTTCTTCATTTAATATTTCAAGCAAATTTTCTTTTCTATCAAATATATAAAGCATAGACCCTCCTATAAATATTTATTGTTCCATTTTACAGTTACCTCAACATTTCCATCCTCTAATTTTAATGAATTTAATCCATGAATAAATTTGATTCTTTTACTTTTTAAATGCCATATTTGCATATTTAAAGAATTGTTAAGCATAACTTTATTGGTACTTTGAGTTATTTCTAAAATATCACCTTTATTAAAACTATTATTAAATTCTAAAAAGTTAGAATTACTATCTCTAATTTTTATTTTGTCGCAAACACTAATAACTTTAAATATAAAATCAGGATATACATCTTCAGAGCCAGTATAGTTTATTATTTTTTCAGTTGTATCGGTTATATTAAATTTAATTTCATTTGCTTGAATTTCTTGATAATTAAAACAAGTAAACTCTATTGAGCCTTCTCCTTTTCTAATAGTTCCACTAATAGAAGAAAAGTTTGTTACTTTGGCCATATAATAAAAATCTATTCTATTAGGTAAAATTAATTTACTTAATTTAAAATTATCTCCTTTAAGCCATGTTAACAATTCAGTTTTCCTTTTATGATCTATCAATTTATTTCTTTTAAATTTAAAATCAATAGTTATTTTCTTTTCTCCTAATTTAGTTTTATATTTAGTAGCTTCTAAAGTTGGAAGTATATCTTCAGTAATATTAGTTACTTTTACCCAATCAGGTATTCTTATATTATTAAAATATAAACTAAGCATATATTCCCCCTCCTTTAGTTCTTTTATTTTTCTTTTTAAGCTTTTCAAGTTCAACATTCAACATATTCGCGAGTTTTTTTGCTACTATTTGATAATCATCATTATTTTTAATTTCTACTTTTTCTAAGTATAAATTAATTTCATTTTTAGATTCAGATTCTTTTTGTGATAAAGCCTTTACTATTTTATTAAAATCATTATTAACGAAACTAGTATTAACTCTTAAACTTTCTTCAGATGAACTTGAATAATAAGAACCTCTAGTCATATAATTGCTAGAATCAATTTGTGGAATATTAAAAGCTCTAGCCACCCTATTATCAAGACTATAATTTTGTGGTTCAATAGCATAAATTCTAGGCGGCTCTATAATACTTCTTTGTACATTAGTTGTAGTCCTCATTATACTGACATTCCCATTTATACCTCTACTATATTCATTTCTTATACTTCTCCAATCTGAAATACATCTATCTCTCATTGTAGCTGTAGCACTTGTAACATTATTTTTCATGGCATTTGCGTTAGAAGTTGCATATTTCTCCATATCGCTAGCGTTATCATCAACTTTATCAGCCATATTATCAGTATTATCGGCTACACTTTTAGACATTTCATTTGTATTAGTATCAGCTTTATTGGAACTTTCTTTTGTTTTTTGTTCCATGGTTTTAGTGAATGTTTCCATAGCCTTAGATATATCCTTAGCCATAGTATCACCATTAATTTTACCTGCTTGAGCCATTTGTTTAAGATTCCATTCAACTTGATTTGCCTTTTGTTCTACAGTCATTGAATTATTTATTCCTTGGAATAACATTTTTGTAGTATCATTCATATGAGTTAAGGTATTAAGTTGATTTTGGTCTAAAGCTCCAAGTTGATGGGCCATTCTATTAGCTGCTTCACCATAATTCCCATCTACAATTAAAGGAATATTTTTTAATATACCATCTGCTGTTTGAGTTAAAACAGTTAATTCACTCTCTGACATTGCTCTCATTTGAGATAATCCTCTACTTGTAGAGTTAGTTACCTTCATCATAGCCTCTTCAGTATTTAAAGTTAACTTAGCTGTCATTCTACTCCAAGCATCATTAACAGTTTGTCCTCCTGGACCATCTGCTATCGCTGCTATGATATCACATATTCCCATTATAGAAATAGCTGAATTACCAAAAGTCATTTGAACTATACCACTAATAAATTCACAAACAGCCCCTATAATATATCCTAACCCTCCAAATTTTTCTTGAAGTTTTAAAATAGCCATTTCATTATCGCCAACCATTGCCATTAATGCAGTTAAAGCTACAATAACAGCACCTATTCCTATAGGACTTGCTAATACACCCAATGCACTAGTTAAACCACCTGTAGCTCCAGCTGTTGCAGTTGCTCCAGCTCCAAGTTTTCCAAATAAAGTTACAGCATTACCACCAACTATTATTAAATTTCCTATTCCCATTAAAACTGGTCCTAAAGCTGCAACAATAGCTCCCATAGTTACAATATTTTTTTGTTGTTCTTCATCAAGAGAACTAAACCAGTTAGCAACATCCGTTATAAGTTCAACTATTTTAGATAATACAGGCTCCATTGCAACAAATGCTCTTATTAAGGAACCTTCTATAGCTGATTTCATTGACTCAATTTTTCCACCTAAATTATCCTTCATAATTCTAGCCATTTCATTTAATGAACCATTACTTTGATCTAATTGACCCTTTAATGTATCATATTCATCACTAACACCACCTAATAAAGCCATAAGTGTATCAAATTGAGTTTTACCGCCTATCATAGCGGCATATTGTTGTTTTTGTTTTTCGGTTAGTTTGCTTGTACCATCAGAAGCAACTCCTAACTTAGTAGCCATTTCTTTTAATACTTCAACTATATCTCTTTGTTTTCCTTTACTTGTATATAAAGAAATATTCAATGCATCTAAAGCTTTTCCAGCTTGGCCAGTTTCAGTTATTATATTAGAAAAAACAGAAATTAAAGCATTTCCAGCATTACTACCTTTAATACTTCTATTAGCTAATACCCCTAAAAGAGCTCCAGACTTTTCTAATGGTATGTTTAATTGTTTAAATATTCCTCCAGCTACTGCATAAGCTTCTAACATTTCCTCCATTGATGTATTAGACTTTCTTTGTGTGTTGGCAACTATATCTAAATACTTTGCAAAGTCATCAGATTTAACTCCAGCCGCCGACATGGAATCAGTTACTAAATCAGCAGTTCTTGCTAAATCAATTCCTCCAGCTTCAGCTGCACGTAAAACTGGTTCTATTCTTGAAACTGATGTTTCAACATCCCAACCGGCAAGAGCTAAAAATTTTAATCCATCAGCTGCTTCAGAAGCAGAGAAAGAAGTTGAGCTTCCCATCGCTAATGCTTTTTCTTCTAATTTTTTATATGATTCTGAACTTTTATCAGCTATTCCAGCCGTTGCTTGTAACGCACTCATGCTTGTTGTAAAATCAACACCTGCTTTGGTTGCGGCAGCTCCTGCGACTCCCATAGGCATAGTAACACCCATTGTCATACTTTGCCCAAATTGTTTCGTATTTTGTCCTGCACTTTTTACTTTTTCACCAATAGTATCAAATGGTAATTGCTTTAAATCTCTAGCTAAATTATTAACTTCTGCTTGAGTTTCATTTAGTTCTGTTTGATATTTATTTAAATCAGTTACAGTATCTTCTATTTCTTTTTCAACATTAGAATAACTATCTTTTAAAGTTAATAATTTTTGTCTTAATTGCTCCGCTTCAACTGAATTTTCACCATATTCAGATTTAGATTGTTCAAGAGCCGATTCAATTTTTTTAATTTCTTCTGATAACTTTGTATGCTCTAATTTATTTTCTTGTAATTTAGAATTTAACTTTTTAATCTCTTGCTCATATACATCTATTTTTTGTATATTAGTTTCTAAGGTTAAAGACATTGATTTCATTTCTTGACCTAATTGTTTCAAAAAGTTACCATTAGAATTCATTTCTGAACCTAATTTATTTAATTCACTTTCAGCAAGTCTTGATTTATTTTCAATTTCAGTTAATTGCTCTGCTACAGTTTTAGTACTATTACCTAGTTGTTCAAATTGTTGCTTAGAGTCTTTTAGTTCCTGCTCTAATGTATTCATAGTGTTTTTAGTCTTATCAATATTAGTAGATAGAGTTAGCATTTTTTGAGCATTCTTTTGTAGTAATGTAGCTTGTTTTTGCCACTCTTCAGAACCTTTCCCAACTGTAGATTCTAATTCTAAAAGTTTAGCTTTTTGAGTATCAAATATATTAGATAACTCTTTATATTCAGCTTCTTGTTTTTCAAGTTTTTGACTATATAAATCAATTTGTTTACTTGTTTTACTTATCTTATGAGATAATCCTACATAACTATTTTCATAGTTTGTTACACCTTTTGAAGCATTTTTGAACTCATTTTCAGATTTTTTAATAGCACTATCTATACCTTGAATTTGTTTTTTAAAATTTCCACTTTCTAATGCTAATTCTAGAACTAAACGTTCTATACTGTCACCCATACAACCACCTCCTTATCTTAAATTTCCTCTACATTAGAATCTTTTTTATCTCCATGTAATTTGTAATGTATATCCATTTGTGAAAAGAAATTCTTAGGTGTTGTATTCCAAAAGTCATTTCGTTTTAAAACTGTATTCCATAGATATTCCATATAATCAAATTCCCACTCAAAACTTGACTCATCATCTTCATCCTCAAATTCACTTTCATTTTCTTCCCTTTCTTTATTTAAAGGTAAGCACTTATTTATTAAGTCATAGATGTATGAATAAGCATTATTAAACTTATCAACTAAATTTGAATCAGATGAAAAGGCATCTAAAACCTCTTCTTTATTGTGTTGATTAGTTGAATTTATAGTTTCCAATATAAAAACTGTAAATAATGTCATATCAAAATTTGAGATTCCTTCAATAATTTCTTTTACTGTAACCTCTTTATTAAATTCATTAAGCATAGTTTCTTTAATATTTTTTATAGTTAAAAAGGTAAATGTACCTACAAATACTTTGTTATTTAGTTTTAATTTTGATGTATACATGAAATCACCTTAAATAAAAAGAGAAGGTATAAACCTCCTCTAAAAATTATTTACTTTTTGACTTAGTTTCTTTTTCTTCTGAAACTTCCTGCGTTCTAAGTTCATTTAACATTCCTACCTCTTTAGGTTTTTGAACTTTTTTAAACCAATTTGTAATAGCATCTTGATCAACAGTAGGGTCATCTGTATCTATAAAATGAAATATATCTCCATTTACAGCTTCTCCTACAGTAAATTTAATTTCATCTTCTCCAGCCGCGCCTTTACCATCCTCAATCGTCTCTGCATTTATTCCTGGTTGACTGCACTTACAAGCATAAATTACATATAATCTTTTATGTTTAGAACCTTTTTTCTTTCTTTCAAATAAAAAAGCCCCTTCTCTTGCAACATCCTCAGAATTAACTACTATTCCACCTTTTACAATTTTATTGCTAAACAAAGCATTATACTCTGTTTTATCCAATCCTAATGTAGTTAAAGTTCCTTCTCCACCAGCATAGTTAAAATCATCAGCACTCGTATTATCTGCCCAATCTTGATCACTTTCATATTTTAATTCTGCTTCAATCTTCTTCCCATTTAGAATGGGTATTGGTGTTGTGTAGTCATCCTCTTCAAATGGTGCAAAATGCACATTACTAAATCCTTTTAACAATTTTTTCTTATTCATCATTTAATTCCTCCAATATAAAAATAAAATTTTTGCCATAAAACCCTTGAGATGGATTTAATGTTTTCATGGAATCAAAAAAGAAGCCATTATTTTTAAATAGCTTCTTAATTTCTATATACTTTTCAATTCCACTTTTATTTTTATGCCAATAATTAATAGTTACAATTTTCTTTTCTTCTAAATTATTATCATCAGCAAAGGTTGTGTCATACTCACTTGCAATATCAAAAATAATATATTCATTAGAATTACCATCGTAAATTTGATATCCCAAATCTATATTTAAAGTTTTTAATAATTCTTCAATCTTTTTTAACATTATAATTTCAAATCCCTTTTTAAAGACGCTATTATTTTTTTCTTAGCTTCTCCTTTACTTTGATTAAAGCTTTTTTTCATCCAATGTGTACCAACTTGTCTCCTATTTCCATATTCAGTATAGAAAACCCTGGCAATCATAGATTTTTCTTTACTTTTAACGCCTAACTTAGATTTTCTATCTGTAGAACTCCCTGTTTTACTTATTTCACCTAAGTTTTCTTTGGTTATTCCAGTATTAACAGGAACATTAATTTCAAGAGCTCTCAATACTTCTTTATTTCCAGCATCTAAAGCTCTATCTAAAACTTCTTTTTGAGCTTTAGTATCAAGCGTTGCTAAACGTTGCTTTACTTTTGAGAAATCAAATTTAAGACCCATTATATAATCACTCCTCGTAATTCCATATAATCACCTATGCCTGGCAATTCATTTATATAATCTATATTGAATTGCTTATCTCTAAAAATGATTATATCTGTATTCTGCGGAGTATATTGTTTGCTTCTTCTTATAATAAAGTTTGCTGTTTGCTTTAAATTAATTGCATCAGCTTTTATAAATTCATTTCCGCCTAGCATTTTAACTTTAGCTTTACATTTTCTTATTAATTGGTACTCATCATCTTTTAGGCTACTATCTGCTTTAACCAATCTTTTTATTTCTATTGTATATCTTAATTCTCTAGGGTTTATTTTCATCTTTAGAACCTCCCGAACAAGATAATTGAGTTATCAATGATTGTAGAGAAAGACAAAAGCTCGGATTTCCCGAGCTCTTATTTTCATACATACTTGATACAAGCATCTTTATAACCAAATTATATAATTCATCATCTTCTCTTTCTGGAACTCCTGCATTCTTTAAATAAAGTTTAGAAGCTTGAATTAAAGATAATATTTGTATATCTTCGTCATTATCTTCAATCCTTAAATAGTCTTTTACAGAATCTAAATTACTTTTCACTTTCCGCCTCTTCTATCTTTGCAGCTTCTGCTTCCGCTTTAGCTAATGCTTTTAATTGAGCTTTACTTAATTCTGCACCTTTTTTTAATAATACTAACCCTTGAGCTCCAACTAATGTACCTTTGCTATTTTTACCCATAGCCATTTTTCCATCTACTATCATTAACGCTTTATGGATCCACTTATTTTTATCTTCATCAAAATACTTTTTATAGTACATACTTAAATTAGAGTTAAGTAAATATTGAGAAAGATTTACTACTGCTCCGAATATATCTCCTTCTGAAGCTTTTGTAAATGAAGGGAATTTATTTACTGTTAATACTTCTCTACCACTTAGTATTTTTTGACCTTTTTCATTTATTTTCCCTAATCCTATTTTTTGTCCATTCTTATCAGTCATTCCATTTAAATGAGTTTCCCAAGTTGGTTTTGACATAGTGTAAATAACATCATCCTCAACCTCTTCATCTATAGCAGCTTCAACTTCAGCCCACTTACTTACAGTTCCTATATTTGTGCTATTAAATTCTATAATTTGCTCTTTTGGTAATCCTTCAACGTTTATAAATCCTAAAGGTTGACCTGAGCCGCTTCCTTTTACTATAGCTGTTTCTATAGCTTTAATCATAGCTTTCTTTAATTGCTTAACTACTGTTGATTCAAATATTGGTAAAGATACTGTAGCTGATAATAGTCCTATCGCCATCTTAGCTTCTAAAACATGATATCCAAATTGAATTTTTGCATCCATTTTTCCTTTTTGCTCATCAGATACGGTATTTTCATCTGCTAACCATGTAGCTTCTGGCATTACTTCTGATATTGGAATTGATATACCACCTTGATAAGAAGTTTGAGTAACTCTACTTAATATCTTTCCTTCAGTAGTTATATCTTCTATAACTTGATTTAAAATTGTAGTTGGAATAACTGCTCCTATATCACCAACTACAGTTAATTCGTTACTTCTTGCCTCTGTATTTTTAAATTTATCTGGTATAGGTGTTCCATTAACCATATAATTTTTAAAAGCTTGTCTATATTCTAAAGAACTATACATATCTCCATCATTTCTACTCTCATTAGAACTTGTTGAAAATGAAGCAATAGGATTAAACCCACCTGAAGGTATCACTCCACCAGTAGTACTTCTTTGGTCATCATCATTTTGTTGCCAACTCTCATTTGTTTCTCCACCTAAAGCTTCATATAGACCTCTAAGTTCCTTTATTTCTTCATTTAGCGTTGATATTTCTCCCTCTAAACTTCTAAGTTCTTCAATGCTTTCTGTTTTTTGAGACCTTTCAATTAATTCATCTCTTTTCGTTTCTTTTAAATTTATTAATTTTAATAATTTTTTTAAGTTCATATTTAATACCTCTCTTTTGAATATTTTATTTTTAATTTTAATTTTTCTAATTCTAACTTTGAGTTATTTAATTCTTTTCTAGCTTCCAACAATTCTTCTTTAGCATTAGCAACCTCTTCACTTCTTTCAGTTGAAACACTTGTTCCTTTATAAGCTGGTCTACTAACTATACTAACTTCATTTACTCTTTTAAATTTTAAAATTCTTCTTGTTGGAATTTTACTAGATAATTTTTCCCACTTTTGTTCTTCAATAAAAAAAGCGAAGGACATTCCATCTAAATCTCCTCGCTTTACCGAATTATAAACTGCTCTCGCTTCTGAATTATTTTCAATGTCTAAAAGTGCATCTATGCACAATCCTTTGTCATCTATTGTTATAGTCATCGTAGAATCTTTACTTCTACACCTAGCAAGCGGTATTTGTCTTGTATCATGATTCACATGAAGAAATACATCACTTAAATCACATGCATCGAATGCTCCTCTTTCTATTACTTCTCTGAAATACCCACCTATTAATGTAGTTTGGTTAAATACTGCTGCATAACCTTTAATTCTTCCTTCTTCTGTAGTTTGAAAGTCATTAGCTTCGAAACTTCTAGTAATGTATAAATTGTTATTCATCCTCTTTCACCCCCTTTCCAGCTTTTTGAGCTTGATAACTATCGGCTAAATCTCTATTTATATAGTTAAGAGACATATGTCTAATATCTCCACCTTCAAACGGTGGATAGCCGAATAGTTCTAATAACTGATTATCAGTTAATGCTCCCCTATTTCCTAAAATATCACCTACAGCAATTTTATTTTTAGTGTTTGTAAAAAGAAGTTTCTGAGGATAAAATATAACTTCATTCCCCATATCTATTTCTCTATCTGTAAATAAACATTTATTAAAAGCTTGACCTAATGAATTAATCATTGGCTCTAACTTTTTATCATAAAATGCCTGGTATTGTTCATCTGTAAAATCCCCTGTTAATATTGGGAAAGATACACCATATCTATTTAATATTTTTGCTTCTACAAACTCTAAAATATTTTTATCAATTACAACTGGATTATTTCTTGAAAGAGATATAAAGTCACTTTTCATATCCAAAGCTAAAATACCACTTTGAGAAGTTTGAAGTTGTCTTTCAAACTTTGCTCTTTCTTTTTGTTGGGTTTCATCATCAAGTAAAGTATTTATTTTAACTATTCCATTTATGGTTAAACTTGATTTTACAGCTTTGTCTAAACCTTCAGTAATAGTATTATTTATATTTAATATTTTTAATAATTCTCTATTATCTGCTTGACCTTGTGCATTTCCTCCCATAAATTCATTAAAACTGAAATCTTTTCTCCAATGAATTATATTACTGTATTTTAAAGTAACTTCCATTCCATTACCAAAAGTAAACTTTATAAATAAAGTTCCTGATTCATCTTCTAAAAAATCTACATTTCTAGGGTTCAATGGATAAAAACCCGTATAAATTCTTTTACCCGATTCATTTATATAGAATTGAGGATAAATAAAACAATTATATGTAGTTTCTCTTAGCCAAACACATTTTTTTAGAAAATCAGATGTAGTCATCAGTGGATTAGGTGACACTTTAAGCAATCTATTAATTGAACTATTAATTGTTTGTTGCTTATCTTCAGCTAAAATTCGTATATGCTTAGGTTTTAACTTTGACATTTCATCTGCAATACATCTTATGCAATTTTTAACTATATCACTAGCATAAATATCTTCTCCAAACTGACTAAATACAGGAGTTTCACCACTTAACATTTTGGCATAAGCATAATTCCTATACTTATTTATCATATTTTTAAAAAAGCCCAAATCTTCCCCTCCTTTCCTAAGCTACTAATCTCATATACTCACTTCTAAATAAATCTAAGGTTGCATAAGCTATTATTAACGCTACAGCTCCATCTATATGTCTAGCTTTAATATCTTTTATTTTCATTGGCATTATTCTGCCTTGATCATCTAACTTCATAGAAGTATTTTCTAAACACCATTTATCAACAGGATTACCATTGTATCTTATTAAATTAGCTTTTAAATCAGCCTCAACCATTTTCATTGGATTATTTAAATTCCTAATAGTTTGCTCTATCTTTTCTAAATCAAAGCCATAGTCTTCCATTTCCTTCTTAAAAGCCCTGGCGTTCCATCGGTCATATCCAACTTTCCAACATCTAATTCTATAAGTTTTATAAAGATTCACAAACCAAGCAACCACTTCACTATAATCAACTTCATTTCCTTTGCAGATATGTATATATCCTTCTCTAGCCCATGCCTTAAACATTTCAGCATCTTCTTTTGAACAACGCTCTAATTTTCCTTCAGGAATAAAGTACATTTGAATAATATATTTAAATTTATCTTTAATAACTAAGGCTTTAGCTGCTGTCAAATCAGTTGTTTCACTTAAATCTACAGCTCCTATTGCAATTGAGCCTCTTAAATCTTCTAATGTGAAATGTTTATCATTTCCATTGACTATATCATCTTCTTGTAACCAAGCTGCTCCATTATTTTGTTTAATATTGAAATCTTTTGCTAATACAAAAGCTCTTTTAGAATTACTGGTTTTAGCCTCATCTATCATTTTTCTTAAAAATGACCATTTCTTTATTACGCCAAGCCCTGGATTACTTTTAACCCATGTAGCTTCATCTTGCCAAACCTCTTGTTCAGAATCTTGAGTATACAACCAAATTAACCATCTTGGCCTTTCAATTTCACCTTTTAAAGCTTGCCTTGCCTCAATAAGTCTTTCATCTAAATAACCATCATTAGTAAAACCTTCAGTTGTTAATTCAAAATATAAAGGTTCATCTTGTGTTGAAAGCGCTTGTCTAACTGGCATAACTATAGAATCATCTTTCATTTCAAATACTTCATCTACAGCACCAATTCCAATGTTTCTACCTTCTTTTGCTCCTGTCTTAGCTGAAATCTTTTTAATGCAACCTTTATTTTGTCTTGTAAACTTACCTTTTTTCTTTTTCTGTTTAGGATTTCCAAAGAATATTCCTTTAACTGTTTTCCTAGTTACCTTTTCTAGCCTTGGACTTTCTTCTCTCATAGCATCCATAGCATCTAACATTAATCCAGCTTGTTCATAGTTATTTGAAGCACATAGAATTTTCTTTCCCATCTCTCCACAAAACCACTCCGCTAAACATATAGCACTTATAAAAGGGGTTTTACCATTTTTTCTTCCAACTAAAAAAAGTACGTCTTGATATTTTCTAACGTACCTTCCAACTTCATCATCATATATTTTTATAGAAAATATCGCTTCAACAAAAGCCTTTTGCCAAATCTCTAATAAAAAAGGATTACCTGCATATGGTGCTTCAAAATGCTTACACTCATTTTCAATGAATTTGATTCTTTTATTTGAATCTTCAAATTCTATTTTTATATTGTGTATATTCTGATAAATAGGATCTGCTATTTCTTTTTTTAATACTTCTAACTGAAGCATTAATTCCACACCTACAATTAATTCACCATTCTTAATCTTATTATAATAATCCAGGATATAACTATTCATAATCACTCATCTCGTCATCTTCATCATCAGCATCTTTACCTAGTAATTTAAATAATTTATCAATGTAACTTAAATAATTGGGTCTTAATTTTGTAATAAGCTTACTTGAAGGTAATTCTTTTTGTTGCCTAACATTTTCAGGATTAACTTTTACAAGTCCACCACTTGAATTTACTATGACAGCCAATTCATCAAGTTCAATTTTCATTCTAGCAGCTTCTAATATAGCACCATCAATTAATATTAATTGTTCTTCGTCAAGTCCCTCAAATAAAGAAATTAATCTTTTATATTCAGTTTCTATTTTTTCAAGTCTTTCTTTCTCTAAGTTCTTTGATTTTTTAACATTTTCGGCTTTTCCGCACATTTTTCCCAACCTTTCAAATTATTTTTGAAAAAAAGTCAAAATTACCTTGTGTGTGAAAGTACTCTTCCCCCTCTGCACTCGGAATCCCCCCCCAAGAAATTTTTTCTAGGGGGGCTATTCTACAAATCTATCGAACCATTCATCAATTATATTTTTCCATAATGTTTTCTGATCAATACAGTTATCTAATCTCTTATAAAGTTCCTCTTTATTAGGTTTAAGAAGAATAAGTTCAGCTCCTAATTCTCTTTGCAATAATTCTCTCTCATACTTATCAGGATAACCTCCAATAATCCAAGCACTGCCAAACTTCCCATACCGAACCTTTATATTATCTATTAAACACTTTCTAAGAGCTAATACATTAGGCAATAAACTATTTGGTTTATTATATCTTTCTAACATTGTTACGGCTTCATACAATCTATCCATATCAACAACTAAATCATCATCTTGTTTATTGGCTAAAACATATGAAGTCTTTCCGCTAAGTGGTGGTCCATATACAATATAGATTCCTCTACGCTTTAGTCTTTCTTTATAATGATTATATCCATGCCTTTTATTATGTATCTCATTGTGACATTCAAGATGTACTAACTCAACATTATCAGGATTAAGAGATATATTATAATCATTAACATTTGCTAATGTTAATTCTATCTTATGATGCACTACTATTGTGTCACTTACTTTGAACCCCTCTCCACAATGCCAACATCTCGGTTCTCTTTCACTTATTATTATCTTTCTGAAGTTAACCCACTCTTTAGATTTATAAAACTGATCTAATGTAATCCACATTAATAAATAATCCTATCTGTCTTCAAATCAACAATAACTACTTTTCTATTTAGCTTTTGGGTTAATTCCTCTTCACGCTTCTCTAATTCTTCCTTCGTGTATAACATCTTGTTTTCTTTTAGTATCAATGTTTTCCTTATTGCTATTAATATCCTCTTCAATAACCTTTTCATTAATCCCACTCTCCTTTTTCTGCTTGTTCTTTCTTTACTTTAGTTAACTCCACATTAGCTTTTAATAATTCTATTTCAGCCTTCTGTTTATCAGTAGCTATATTCATATGTTCGCTTAACCAATCTAAAGCTCTTAATGCATCATGAAGTTTTAAAGATATTCCACTTTTCCCTTGTTTAATCTCACTTATAACAGAACCATCTAACTCAGCACTATCTTTTAAATATATATAACTACCTTTTATTGTCTTAGTTCCATCTTTAGTATCTATATCAAATTCTTCAGTGCCAAATTCCAAACAATCCGTCATAGATGCATAAGCAATGTCAAGATACCTCTGAAATATATCCTCTTTAGTTAAAAAGATTTTATTTAATTTATATTCTCTTAATTTATCAATTGCATCTTTTATCTTAGGGTTTCTTAGGGACTTGCAACCTTCTACCATGGCCGTATCATAACTACAATTGTATGCCTTTTTATAGGCTTTAGTAGCATTAAAACAATTTATATAATAAGCACAAAAAAGCCTTTGATTATCAGTTAATTCGTCATTCTCTATTAACTCTTTAACTTCTTTTTTAAAAGGCTTTCTATTGTTCTTTTTCAAACTATTTTTTTTAGTAACAACTTTTCCAACTGTTACTTTTAATTCTTCATCCCATTTATCTTCTGACTTCCACTTTCTAACTTGGTTATAACTTATATTTAATTCTTCTGCTATAATTTTTAATTTAATATCACCACATGAATTTAAATATAATTCTTTTGCTTTATCTCTATTAGGGCTTCTAGCTCTAGCCAATTAAATTCTTCCTCCTAACATCACCAAATATTTTTATGCTGCTTACTTAATAAAATATGTTCCTTCGTTATTTCTCGCCTTAAATGAGTAATTTTTTTCTCTAACTTAATTCTTTGACCAATACTATTAGTTTTCTCAAGTTCACCTCTTAATTTTCTGACCTGATCTTGTTTGTTTCTTATTTTTGAATTAGTTATAAAGCATTTATATTTTTCTCCACAACTTGGACAAACAAAATAAATCATTTCTATATCATTCTTTATTTTCTCTGTTTGAGTACATATTTCAAATTCAATATGACATTTATCACACTTAACTACCATACTATTTCACTCCTAAGATATTATTAAAATTGTATAATAACAAAATTTTCATGTATTTCTATAGATGCATTTTTATATCTCCGTTCAAGTTCTTTAACTATTCTTATCTTTTCTTTGAACTTTTTAAATGGTATTGCTTCGCATACTTTCATTCTCTTCACCCCTTTATAAAAATAAAAAGAACTCAGTTTATTAAACTAAGTTCTTTTTAGCTACGTAGTCCAGAGAGCTTGTATTTATATTGGCTTTTTATTATGAAATTATAGAATATTTAAGTAGAGAATAGAAAGATTCGAACTTTCATTGGACAGGTATAAACCTATCGAACCCTCCAAGGTATTCTCATATTAAGTGATGCCATTAAATAAATAGCATCACTTAAATGGTGTAATTAACTTTTTTAACGTTAGGAGTTAGATTTTTTGAATGAATATAATTATTCACAATACAATTCTATCATTTATAAAACACCATGGAAACACCATCTTTTCACCATTATTACACCAAATCCATTTTTAATCCATCAAACCCAAAGAGTAATACGCTTAATTCATCTACACATTCATTTATCCATCTTGATGGCGTATTCGAGAATGTCAATAATTTTGTGTAAACTATCTAAAAAAATATATTAAAAATTACTAAGGTTTAGATATTGATTTATTTAAACCTTAATTTTCTTTTTATGTAATTATATTGAATATAAATTATACAAAAACTAGAGTTATTATATTAAATTTTTTAATATAAATGGTCGTCAAGACGCTCGTCGAAATAAATTGAAAGTTGTGCTAAGATTTGAGACCATCCCCTAATAGATTGAACCCATTTTTTTGTTATATCTATTGTTGCAAGATAAAGTATTTTAAGTAAAGCTTCATCTGTAGGAAAAGCTGTTTTAGTTTTAGTAACTTTTCTTAATTGTCTGTTATAGCCTTCCATAGCATTAGTTGTATATATTATTCTTCGTATCTCCGGTGGGTATTTAAAGAATGTAGATAGCTCCTCCCAATTGGTTCTCCAAGATTTTATAGCAAGTAAATATTTATCTCCCCATTTCTCCTCAAGAGAACTTAAAGCTTGAAGTGCAGCATCTTCGTTTACAGCCGTATATACTAGTTTTAAATCAGCATTAAACTCTTTAATATCTTTATATGATAAATAACGACTAGAATTTCTAATTTGGTGAATAATACAACGTTGTACCTCAGTATTCGGATATACGGCTTTTATAGCTTCTTTAAAGCCATTTAATCCATCTATACAAGCTATAAGAATATCTTTAACTCCCCTGTTTTTCAATTCATTTAAAACAAGTAACCAATACTTTGAAGATTCAGCAGCACCAATCCAAATACCTAAAACATCTTTCTTACCTTCAATATTTACACCGATAGCAGCATAAGCAGCCTTATTAACTATAGAATTATCTTTTTTAACTTTAAAATGAATAGCATCCATAAAAACGATGGGATATATACTTTCTAATGGTCTACATTGCCATTCTTTTATAGAAGGTATTATTTTATCAGTTATATTTGAGATTAAAGTAGGTGAAACATCCATACCGTACATTTCATTAACTTGAGTAGCTATATCTCGTGTAGACATGCCTTTCGCATACATACCTATTATTGAACTTTCTAATTTAGATATATCAGTCTGATGTTTCTTTACGATTTGTGGTTCGAAAGAACCCTCACGATCTCTTGGTATATCTAAATCAAATAACCCTAAATCAGATTTAACAGTTTTCTTACTTTTCCCATTACGAGAATTAGTAGTATTTTTATTTGTATAATCATATTTTGAATATCCTAAATATTCTTCCATTTCAGCTTCAAGCATTTGTTGAATTAAACCACCGAATAAACTTTTAATAGCATTTTGAGCATCTTCAGCAGTCTTTATATTAGGATTTTTCGCAAGTTGTTTTATTAATTCTTTTTCGGCATAAGACATAGTCTGTGCACCCTCCTTTTAATATGATAATTAATTATATCATTTTAGTAGTTTACACAGACTATTTTACACTCTCGCGTATTCTGACCACAATTTAATTTATCTCTGATTTCTCCATAACTTTTCTTTTCTATATAAAACATTTCTAAAGCTCTGTACTGTTCTAATGATCCTGACCTAATTTTATTTTCTTTTAGTTCACTCATAGCCATTTCAATATGCGATACCATTATCAAAGTTCTTAGTTTGCTTCTTCTTATACTCAATATATAAGCTCTATCATCTCCATTCTCAGCTTCTATATCTATTTCACTTATATCATACTTAGCCTTATCTGAATGAGTTTTTAAATTATTAAAATTTCTTAACAATAATTTTGTATTATGTAGAACTTTTTTCTTCTTCTCTTCCCTTTCCTCTTCTTTAAATTCTTTTAATGCTTTTTTTATAGCTTTATCCATTACTTCTTCCTTCATGTTTTCCCCTCTTCTCTAAACACTTTTTACAAGTCTTTCTATATACTCATTAACTTCTATTTCATCTTTAAAACATTTGTTATACATTTCAGGATATTCCCTTTTCAATACATTTATTTTTTCTTCAAGACTCTTTTTAAATTCTCTTTCAAACTTTTCTTTCTTGTTTCTTTCCACTATTAAATCTCTTTTCTTTTCCCCTAAACTCTTACATATTCTATCAAATCTTTTCTTATTCAATATCTTTTCTAGTTCCCTATATTTTCTTAACAACTTTCTATAGCTTTTATCTCCTTCATAAGCCCATGCCATTTCTAATCCTTTAACCATAAATTCTTCCTCTTCAGGAGAATATATTATCCCTTGCTCTAAGACACTTACTTTCTTGCCATGATCAATCATTTCTTTTATAACTTTAGGTAATTCTTCTATTGTAATTCTATCTTTACGTTCCTGGTATGCACTAGCAACTAATAATAAAATTATTGCTGCTATTATAATTACTAAAACCATTTCTATTCCTCCCAAGGTAATAACAATTCTTCTTTAATCTTTTTCACGAACTCTTCTTTAGTAACAAGAAAATCTGGTTCAGTATTCCCAAATACTCTTATACATTCTTCAAGAACATAACAACTCTCACAATCCATCCTTTTACATAAATCAAATTGTCTTCCTAAAACTTCATCTAAAGCTTTTTCATATTTATTCATCTTTATTACCCCACATATTCCTTTTTTCTTTATCAGGTATTAATTTCTCTTTTAAATTATCCAAGCTATAACCATAATAAGTACACACTTTCCCTAAGAAATCAAAATATTCATTATTCACTTTGTATTTAGTTATCGTTTCAAAATATTTTTTAGCCTCCTCACTCATAATTTCTATTTCATAACAAATTTCCCCATTAAATTTTCCAACCTTAACATTTATTTCACTCCCGTTACACATAGCACCTTTAAACATATCTATAACTTCTTCAAGATCGTCTGATTTAATTATTCTTTTAGATACATCACTTAATATCATATTATTTCACCTCTTCAAACTCATACTTATCCTTATTTTTTCTTACTGTAACACTCTTATCTTTTCCTTCTGCTAAATCAATTCCTATATTCTTTTCTTTCTCGTATTCCAATGGTCCTTCTCCATAAAGCTCATAACATAATTTTTCATCTGGAATCATAAATACACACCTATCACCAGTTACTCTACATTTACGTTCCATTCCTCCATAACTTGCTCTACAACTCATTACTTATCCTCACTTTCCTCAAAATAAAATTTTACTTTCTTATCTACTTCTTTAACTAATCCATATTTCTTAGCTAATCTATATATAAATTGTTTTTCTAGTCTATCTGTCATTGTTTCTAATTGCTCTCTAAACTCTTCTAAACTCATTGTACTTTTATAAAAATTACATGCTCTGCAAGATGGCTTATAGTTACTTATTTCATTCTTTCCTTTATGCACATACAAACTTTCAACATGATCTACTTGCATATCTTTATATTCAAGTTCACATCCACAATAAGCACAATGACCACCATACATTTTATATACTTCTTCTCTTACTCTCTTTGATATAGACTTTCTTTTTACGGTATTAAATTCACTCATTCTTTCCCCCCATTAACTTTTCCCCACAAAATGGACAATATTTTATATCGAACCACCCGCTACTACTTTTATTTTTCATTAATACAATACCTGGTGTATCATTTTCCATTAAATAAATAAAAGCTTCATTAGGCTGTTCAAAATCATTAGGTGATTTATTAATCTTAAACTCTTTTCCAAATGGTTCTTTACAAAAATCACAATTCATTAATCTAACACCTCTTCATTATCAATTTATTCCCTTGGTTGCCATTCTTTATTTTTAATTTTTCCACACTTAGTACACTCTAAATAAACTAAATCTCCATTCCTGGCATAAAAGGGAACTCTTTTCCTAACCTCTTTAAAACTATGATTACAAAAAACTTGTTTTATTTTATTTATTATCATTTTTATTCAACTCCTTAATTTCTTGTAATAAACTAATTATTTTCCAACTTAAATCATTGTAAAACATTTTCTCACTTCTTCTTGGAATCTTACTAGCTGTTTTTCTAGCACATAGTAAACACATTTTAATTTCTTTTTCTCCATTAGTTGCAACTATAAATCTTTCATTTGGATATAACTCACACCCACACATAGTACATTCTTCTTTATAATTTCTTTTTGCTATTCCTATATGCATTTCTTATCACTCTCCTAATCTAATATTTCAACAACGTCTTTATCTATACTATCTTTTAACCAATTATTCCATCCAGCATATCTTGTTATTATATATACATCTTTGACTTTACATTCTTCTACAGATACTAACTCACCTTTTCTGTATGTTTTAGAATTTCCCTCTCTTTTAAAATCTTCTTTTAACTTTGCAAGCATATTAAACTCCCCTTAAATAAATTTCATTTGTCCTGGTATATTTAGTTTTTTAATATCTGTTATTGCTTTAAAATATTTATTGTTTCCTAGCTTGTCTACTTCTTCTATAAGCCCTAAATACAATAAATCTTTAAATAACTTATTTATATTTTGTTTCTTTATATCTAAAGTTTTGGATGTTTCACTTTGTGTAAATTTGCCCATGCTTAATAAAAGTATCACCCTGTAGTGATTACCACTTAATTCTTTTAAATTTACTATATGTTTTATATATTCATTATTCATAAATTTAGTAATGTTATAGTATTACTAAAGTAATATCCCTTCATTACCTCTCACCTCACTTTAAATATTTTTATATGAAGAGGTTTTTAAAATATCAATTTCTCCTTTTATTTTTGATTTTTCTTTTCCTTACATTGGTATCGTCAAATTCTTTCTTTAACCTAATATTTATGTAATAACTTGAACTAATTTCATTAAACTTTACTTCAAATAACTTTACTGTATATCCTGGATAAAGTTTTCTTATAAATTCTCTATCTCCTTGACATTGTACTAGCTCTCTTATTTTTTTATTGTTATATTTAAAATCATTTGTTATTATTTCTGGTCTTTTTAAATTTCTACTTGGTACCCATCTTTTTTTACCCTTAGGATCCTTAGCTAAATATTCAGCTAACCATTCATAACCCAAATCATCTTCTCTTAAATGTTCAACATCAACATTTCCATTTCCCCATATCTTTTGTAATTCTTCTATGCTAACAACATTATTTAAAATCATGTGAATATGAATTTTTTTATCATCATCGTATTCAATTACATAAATATACTTTAATTCTCCTCTTTTGTTTTTCTTTAAAAATCTTCTTATCCTTTCAAAAAAATTCTTTAGGTCCTTTAACATTCTTTCTTCTGTTTTAGGTCTTTTTTCATTTGTCCACCCAAAAGTTGCAAACCAATCTTCATTAGTAAAATTACATTCTATAGTTCTTCTCATAGAGTCCTTGCTATTTTTCTCATTTAGATTTTTTTGTTTAGGTAGACTTTCCTTCTTTTTGTTTTTTCTGCATCTTCTTTGTCTATAGGGGATAGAATAGACTATACACTCCAAATTGTTACCTGACTTTATCTGTTTTTCTCTATATGGCATTTCTATTCTATCCTCCTATCACTTTAAATCTTTCTTTTTCTTTAGCTTGACTTTTTATATAAATACGTTCTAAGTTAATACCTTTACCAAGTCCCTAAAAGCCTTCTAAGATTGACATTTTACAAGCAATAAGATAAAATTTTGTTAAGCGCATTATCTTATTTACTTGTAAAATAAAAGCACGTTGTGGAATGGCTATTTACATCAACGTGTTTTTATTTTGTTATAAAATTTTAATAAAATCATTTTTAACTTACTCTTTTGTTTTCTTATTTTTATTTTGAAATTCCAAACGCTTGGACTTTTCATTTATAATTAAAATCATTTCTTTATAACTTTTTCCTTCATCTAAAACTAACTCTTCTGCTTCTTTTAAAAGCTCATCTAACATATTCATGATATAATCAAATGAATTAGAAGAAAAAACAAAACTACATCTATTATCAAAATCCATAGTAGTGGTCTTCTACCCCTCATATATCCTCCTAAAAACAATTTCTGTTCTACTTAATATTTCTAAAAACTTCTTCGGTGGTGTTTTCTTATTAAAATTTAATCTATTAAATCTTATGTCATCTTCTGTTGCTATTAAAATATTTTCGAATAATTCTAAACTACATCTTTTCTTTAGTTCTTGTATCTCTCTTAATAGCATATAAATTTACTCCTTTATAATTTTTTTATTAAAAACATTAAACTTAATACAAAAATAAACATTACCAAATAATATATTATGTAAAGTGTTATTTCTCTTTTCTTAAACTCTTGTGCTTCCCAAGCTAAGACTTCCTCATATTCAAAGCCTTCTAATAAATACTTTTTACATCCTTTTAAAGTTCTAAATTCTTCTTCCCAGCAATCATTGGTAGAGTTATCTATTGCTATATATTTATTAAGTGCGTAGTTATCCTTGCAAGTAGCTATATATCTTCCCGGTTCACTATTGCCATCTTGCCAACTTCTAATAATAGTTTTTGCTTGTTCTTCAGTAATATATTTGATATTCTTATCCATTTCTCTCCCCTTTACAAATTTCAACAAATTTCGCATAGAATAGCTTGTACAATGTATACAACTATCTAAAGAAGGAGGTGTTTGCATTGGATGCTCAAATAGTTTTTAAGAAAAGAAAGGTTGATTCTCCTCATTACATAATTGTAAAAAATCTCGTATCTATAGTTGATTCATTCGGTCGTGAAACTACTGATTTTAGCAAATTTGAATTTAGACCAAATATAAACTATACATTTGTAGGTGATGAAGTTCAGCTAGTAAATTCATCTGAAGTTCTACATATCCAAATAAGCTAATTTGTTGCCAAACACTTTTATTTAAGTGTTTGGTCAACCCCTACTGTCATAAATCTATAATCCCCTTCATCTATCATTCCTAATTTTTCAATTTTTCTTAATGTATATTCAAGCTCATCAACACTACTTACTTTTAAATTTAAAAATGTGCTTAATTTCATGTTATTTTTCTTAGAGTTTAAAAGTTTTCTTAATGCAACAATATCATTCGCATCTATTTCAGTTTCCTGTTCATTTTCTAAGTTGTTTAGTAAATCTTCTACTTGCATAACAGCTTCTTGAATAGTCATATCAACATTTTCTATTCCTTCTTTTTCAAAAGCTTTTGTAGCTTTTCTTGTTTCTGCTCTAGTAATATCTTTACACATTTTAAATCCCTCCTATTTTAGAATTTAATAACTTTTAAAGTTATCCAATTGTTATATCTAAATTTGCATAATCACCATTTTCAATAATTCCATCTTCCTCAAGCTTTTTTAATGCACTTTTAAGACTCATTGCATTACTAACTCTAAGCTTTATAGGTCCATGGAACGTTTTAGCCTTTAATATTTTTTCCATAGCAGCTATATCAATACTAGTAATTGAAGATACCTCAAATTTACATAAATTTTGTATAAGCTCCATTAATTTATCTTCAGCTTCTTTTAGCGTCAACTCTCCAACATGATGCTCACGTCTATAAAATATTCTGTCATCTTCTTTCTTTTCCGCCTTATCTAACTCTTTAATGATATTATCAAATAAGTTTACATCTTCTTGTTTGCACTCAATGCTATCGTACTTTAAAAATTCATCTCTTAATTCAAATAATCCCTCTATCATATCTATTCTTTTCATATCACTTCTTCTCCAATCTTAACTATTCCTTGTGATTATCTAATTCTTAAATTATTCTTTTTACACCTTGGATAATTTAAGTCACATTTTTGTTTGTAGACTTGCATAAGTTCTTGTGCAGGTCTATCTTTTATTTTCATTATGTTTTTAGTTACTCTTAATTTTTCCTCATTACTTTCGCTACTTTCCAAAACTTCTTTTATAAATACCTTGTCCACATCAGTAACCAAAGCTATTATAATTTCTCCCGTTTCTATCACTCCTGTAACCTCATAGTTTCCTTTAGATATGCCTTCTTTTACAGCTTTAATTCCCATATTTTTAGCATCCATAATTTCACACCTCCTTCAAACTCAGATACTATTACACTTTTTCATTAATTCTTTTTCTGCTTTTTCAACTTGTATTCTCTCCCAAGCTCTAGCCATACGCTCTTCCATTTCTTCTTCACTAACAGCAAAGTAAACTGGATGTTTAGTTTTTGCTTTACTTCTTCTTAGTTTGCTATAGTCTATTTCTATATTATTTTTTTGTTTATCCTTACCCATATTTAAACCCTCTCTCAACTTGTCCAATTTATTTAGAACATTTATAATCAGATTTTCTGCTTTTTTGAGCTTACATTTTTAACGATTTTTTCGTCATTTTTATTCAAAAAAAATTTAAGTTTATCCAATTTTTTTATTAATTCTTTTTCGATCTTTGTCATTTAAATCCCCTCTTCTTTCTTTTAAGTATCCCCTAAATATAAATTCATCACTAACTCCATATAACTCGCTTAAAATCGGTACCCATTCGACTTTTAGACTACTTTCTCCATTTTCAATATTTCTTAAAGTTGATCTATCAATTCCTAGTTTATTAGCTACAAAAGAAAGTGAAATCCCTCTTTCTTTTCTTATTTTTCTTAACATTATATCACCACCTTCAGTTTAATTATGACGAAATTTTCTTCATAAGTAAAATTCAGAATAACTTCAAATAATCTGATTAACTTTTATTTTCTCTTTTATTCTTAAAAATTCTTACTAATACCGATTTTTTCGTCATTTTTGTTGTTTTTTTCGTCAATTAATTTTATACTTTAATAAAAGGAGGTGACTTTATTGCTTAAGGATAAAATAAAGCAATCTAGAAAAGAAATGAACCTTACTCAACAAGAATTTGCTAAATTATTAGGAATAAGTCGTGGAAATTTAGGCGACTTAGAAAATGGCAAAAATAAAGGTGGTAATCTTTCTCTTATAAGAAAACTCTCAGAAGTGACAGGAAAAGAAATATCTTATTTTTTAGATTCAGATAGTGAATTTGCTGTAAAACAATACGAAGTTTTAGATAATGCTATTAATATGCTTATTACAAAAGGTGCTATTTCAAAATCTGGAAAGGTTTCTCCCAAATACAAAAAAATTCTATTTGAAATACTCGAACAAGAAATAGCCTTAAAATTAGAAAGAAGAGAAAACGGAGAAGATTAGCTCTTTTCCGTTACATTTTCTCAAGTTTTAAAATTAAATTTAATAGATTTTTTATTATGATCCTTTCCATTTTGTACTCTCCTCTCATATCCTTCAAAAAAATTTTACAATCGCATATTAATAAAATTAAATCTAATTATCAAATAATAAAATTTATTAATTTGATAATTTCTAGTTTGTTGAAAGCTTGAAAATTTATTCTATACATATAATGTTGTTTTTACTATTTATTTACTATATTCTATATATTTTTAAATATATATATTTTATTAATTTGAAATTACAAAATACACTAAATTGTTTTTTTATTAATTTGTTTTACATTTTTATTCAAAATTTATATTTTTTTCATATTAATTTAATTTTACAGTTATAAAAAAATTTAGTATTATTCCCTTGAAAGAAGGAGGTTTTTTAGT